CAAACGATACATATACGCTAGTGGTTGAAGGTGAGTGTCCTTCAGAGTATAGATGTAAATATGACCCTTTCGGTAAAGAGCCTAACATAGACAGCGTGGTAGACTCACTCAACGATAAGTTTAAGAGGTAACATGGAAATAGACCCAGTAATATTTTGGAACGTAATCTTAACACTTGTTATAGCTCCTGCAATATGGACATTCCGTAACATGATGATTGAGATAAAGCGCATAGACATACTTTTGAATAAGACAAGAGAAGAGTATGCATCACGAGCAGAGGTGAAGGACGAGATGCATGGAGTAATGGAAGCATTACACAGACTAGAAGATAAGTTAGATAGAGTTTTAAGTAGAGAGAGCAAATGATTTCATTTCAAGGATTTAAACCGTCAGGCATGGAAAAAATAGCCAACGCTATGGGGTTTCAAGGAAACATAAAAGACTTTCAAAAGTTTTTAGACGAGAACCCAGACCGTCAAACAGAGATGATGCGCTATCAAGATATAGCTCGTGAGATGGCAAAAGGTGGTGTAGTAAAAATGCAAGAGGGTGGCACAACACCTGAAACTAATGTAAATCCTGATGCACCTATAGCAGACATTTCAGCTAAAAGACTAACAACACCTGCATTACCACAAGCAGGAGTAGTTAAGCCTGTGCTTACTCGTGACGAAGCAGGAACATACATACCCCCAACAACAGGACAACTTACTGGTGAAAGAAAAGCAGGAACTTTTTTTGCAGAAACAGAAAAAGCAGATGCTATTACACAAACTCCAGTATCTACTGTAGAACCAGAGAAGATTACACCTGCAGTTGATGATGTTGTAACAACACTAGAAGCTGCCCAATCAAACCCAGATGACCCAAGATTAAAGATAACAGCTGCCGAACAAACTAAGTCTTCTGTATCTGACTTAAAAACTGCTCAAGGTGATGCAATACTTATTGACAATCCTGTGCAAAGAGAGATACAAGATGGTGAACTAATAAGTGGTGTAGCAGATGCAGAGAAAGCATCTAAGTTTACAGAACAAATTGATGCTGCTACCGCCACACCTTCTGAGAAAGCAACAGTACAAGGACAGCTTGCAGGACTAACAGCAGACTTTGACGCTACAAACCCACCTGCTTGGGCTGCAGGGGCTATTAGAGGTGTTCAAGCTATAATGCAACAGCGTGGACTAGGGGCATCTAGTATAGCAGGACAAGCTCTTATACAGGCTGCAATGGAATCAGCTTTGCCTATAGCACAGGCTGACGCTAGTACACAGGCATCGTTTGAAGCACAAAACTTATCTAATAGACAGCAAAGAGCAATGCTTGCTGCAGAACAACGTGCTAGATTTATGGGCATGGAGTTTGACCAAGCCTTTCAAGCAAGAGTGCAAAATTCAGCACGTATAGGTGATATAGCTAATATGAACTTTACTGCGGAGCAACAAGTGCAGTTAGAGAACAGTCGTATTGCTAACACTATGGAACTATCTAATTTAAACAATAGACAAGCCATGCTAATGGCAGAAGCAGGTGCGTTAGCAAACTTAGATATGGCTAACTTAAATAATAGACAACAGGCTGCTGTACAAAATGCACAGAACTTTTTAGCAGTGGACATGGCTAATCTGTCCAACAGACAACAGACAGATATATTTAAGACACAACAAAGAGTGCAGTCTTTATTTACAGACCAAGCTGCAGAAAATGCAGCTAGACAATTTAATGCTTCTAGTCAAAATCAAACTGACCAGTTTTTTGCTAATCTTGCTAACAACGTATCACAGTTTAACGCTACGCAAGCTAACGCACAGAATCAATACAACGCAGGACAAGCTAACACAATAGCTAGATTTAACAGTGAGTTGGCTAATCAACGTGACCAGTTTAATGCACAGAATCAAACAGTCATCGCACAAGCAAATGCACAATGGAGAAGACAGATAGCGACAGCAGATACTGCAGCCATCAATCGTGCTAATGAAATAAATGCAACAAATGTTCTTGACATAAGTAAAACTGCATACGATAATTTATGGCAATATTATTCAGACGCTATGGAGTTCGCATGGGAGTCCGCAGACAACGAACTAGATAGACAAACACAGATAGCTACAGCTAGAATTGCAGCTGATGCTACTATATCATCTGCAGAACTACAAAAAGACTATAATAATAGTAGGTCTATTGGAGCATTTGCTTTTAGAATATTAACAAATTTTCTTGATTAGGAGTATACATGACGCAGGTAGGACAAATTAGAAACGCCATACAGAATGCTTATACTGTATTAGACACAATGCCAGAGCCAAAACCTCAAAGCACAGGTTTATTAACTAGAACAGAGCAAAAGCAACCTGAGAAAAAAATGAATGATGCTGTTCGATTATTAAAATTAGCGAGAGATAAAACAAATGGTAGATATAAAGCAGGATAGCCCTGAAGCTCCTCTAAATGCTCCTATTCCCGGTCAGTCATTAACTGCACCACTGGGTGATAGACCTTGGCAAAAACCTGCAAGGTATAGCAATCCAGACGAAGCACTAGCTTTTTATGTAGAAAGAATAACAAAACCAAAAAGAGCAAATGAACTATTAGACATACTGGAGAATGGGGTGGCTGTAGATACTCTTGTGGATATATTGCAACAAGGTGGTGTGATGGAGGGTATTCACAGTTTAGATGTAGGAATAATAATAGCTCCTGCGTTAACGGAAGTAATATCAAACATGGCAGAAGCTTCTGAAGTTGAATACACTAAAATGTCTATATCTGAGGACGAAAAAATAGCAACCACTGGTGAAATTGCATTTGCTTTAAAAGAAGAACCACAAGCAAAGATAGTTGAAATGGATGTAGAAGAGGAAGTAGAACAAGAAGAACCTAAAGGATTAATGGCTAGGAGGGCAATGTAATGGCTTTATTTGATATTCTGGGTGGGTTTGCCGAAGAGGGCAGATTGTATTTTGATGAAAAAGAAAAAAGTATATCCGATATAGTTGGTAAGGGCTTTGACAAATGGCTTGTTGATGGTCCTGCTAACTTTAAATCACATCGTGCTAAAAAGAAAGCACTAAGAACTCTAGCAAAAAGACTAGAGGGTTATAAATTAAGTAATGATAAGATTGGTGTAATACTTGAGCAAGGACGCGGAGATGAAGTATTGACATATTTAAATACAATGTCTACACTAACAGGTGATGCTAAGAAGAAATTCTTAGAGCCTTTAGGTGGAGATATAAGTAATATAGTAAAGTTCGCGCCAGACTACGAAGAAAGTGGTTTAACAATAGACCAAATTGTAAACAAGGTAGGTGGTAAAATAACTGGCGGTATGTCACTCAGTGATGCTTACGCTGATTTAGGACAAAGTAAAGAAAGCACACTTGGTAAACTATTTTCTCCTAATGTGTCTAGGATTGCTGAAAAAAGAAAGAAAATGTATGAGTCCGTGTATGGTAAAGGAGCTTTAGACCAAGCAAGAACATATGCCACAGGCTCTGTAACCTCAGAGGACTTAGGCTTTTCAGGCACAATAGGTCTACCAGACCCAGTTGCATCAAAGGCTGTATTAGATACTCTAGAACCATCTGGAGGATATATATCAGAGTCCAGTTTTAATACTCAGGTTAAAGCAAATATGGCAAGTATACTAGGAACTTCTGTTATACAAGGGGATTTTAGTGTTCCTAAAAAAATTAAAGACGTGTTGGGCGATGATATAAAAAATGAACTTATGTCATTAGTAAATCAAGAAAAAGTAGCATATAATAAAGCCTTGCCTACAGATAAAAAAGGAACTTATACAGATGAATTTTTACAAACACTTAGAACAAAAATGCAAGAGAGGGTTGACGCTATAAAAAGTCCTAAAGATGATGGAGTAGACAAATTTTCTAACATGAAAGTCCCAAAAGCCACTGCAGAAATTAATAGATACAAAAACATAATAACAAATAAAGGCTTACAAAGTGAGGGCTTATCTAGAGAACAATGGTTCGATGACATGGCAAAACTTGCTTTAATCACAGGTGTAATAAACAAAGAGGGTAAACCTGTTACAACACAAAAAATGGCTGAAGACTATGCCCTAGAAGCTTTTACCGCAGCTATAAGAGCAGGTAAAAAAGGTTCTGCAGTAAGGCAAAAGTAAGAAAGTAATAACATATGTTCAGGTCATACAATGAAGATGATAGCATATCTAAAGAAGATTTAGTAAATAATAAAGACTTTTATTTAGATGTTACAAAATTCTTAGAGGAGCGTAACGGTGTTAAAGAAATGTTAACACCTGAAGAAGCGTATGACCAATTTATGGAACACATGCGCTATCATAATGTAAACGAAGTCACTGTTATAAGAGACTTAGAGTACGCTCAAAATTCCAACAATGAAGGTAAATTAAGATTTGCTAGTTTAATGGATGCTTTTGATAAAGTAGACGAAGGTATGTCATTGACAGGTATATTAGATTATGCAGAGGGCATAGCTACTGCACCATCTACATACTTGGGTATAGCTACAGGCGGCACAGGTAAACTGGCATCAATGGCAGGTACACAAGGAGCAAAGTTAGCTGTAAGAAAAATACTTGGAGAAGCAACAAAGAGTGCTGCTAAAGCATCGGCTGTGGAGGGTATAATAGGATTTGGTCAGGGACTAGGACAAGAAGCTGTAAGAACCGAAACAGGTCTGCAAGAAAAGATTACAGGCGATAGGGCAATAACGACAGGTTTAGTATCCGCAGGAACAGCAGGTCTTATAAATTTTCCTATTGGTGCAATACAAGCTAAACGTGCAGGAGATGCTAATGAAATATTAGCACAGCAAGAGTTTAGGGCGGCTCAAAAAGCTGCAACAGCTAAAGAAAAAAGTAAAGAAGTTTTGCAAGAAGCTGTGCTTAAAAAGCCAAATGAGCTTGCTCAGATAAGAGAAACATTAGAAGCACTTGACCCAGAGAAAGTACAGAAGGGTAGATTAATTAGAAGAATGTCATCTACTTCTGAAACACTAGAAGCAGGACTACCTATAGAGGTTGTAGAAAATATAACAGCTTCAGCCCTAAGAATAAAAGATGAAATAAAGATAAGACCTAAAGAAAGAATTACGAGTGCTTTAGCCAGAATGTTGGAAGAAGGTAAGTTCGAAAAGTTAAACAAAGTAGAAGATATATTAGAAGAACATAATTTAAATTATCAAACTTTTTCTTATTTTTATCTATCAGAAATATCAAATGCAGGTAGATTGTTACAACAACAAAGTCAAGTAAAGGCAGCATTAGCTAGACCAAAGATAGGTGCAGATGTAGATGAAAGTATACTAACATACAAATTTGGTAAAGATACTGTTGATGGTCTATTGTCATCAATGGATAAACTAAAAACAGCAGGTAAATCTGCTATAAACGCAGAAGACGCAAAAGACTTAATAAAAAATAAGACAGGTGGCAAATCATTTTTTCAAGACCTAGATAGGTTTAGATTAGGAGTTATGACCTCACAACCTGCTACAACTATGCGTAACAACTTAAACGGTGGGCTTAGAACAGCTTTAGATGCTACCACCAGAGTTTTTGACAATCTACTTAATTTAAGAAATCCCTTTGATGGCACATTTGATGTAGCAAAACATGCACTTAGTCCATATGAAGCTATTGTTATTCAAAAATTATTTAAACAAGCATTTCCTGAAGAAGGGTCTAGGTTGTTCAGAGAAGCTGCAGACCTAGAAGCAGTATATGGTAAAGAAGGTCCTTTGGCTGTGTTAGGTAGAAAAGTTAATGTGTTAAACACAATGTCAGACAATATATGGAAGAGGGCTGTATTAGCCACCTCGCTAACAAGAAGAATATCTGACAAAAAGATAGGTGTTACTGATGACATGAGACTTCAGCTTTTGAAGAATAAAATGTCTAGAGAAATGGATAGGACTGAAGTGGATAGTTCTATAGCAAAAGCCCAAGAAGAGGGTACACTTAATACATTATTAAAGGGCTATAAGTTAGATACAAAAACAAAAAAGAAATTGCACTTTCACGATTTAGTGGAATTAGATAAAATAGGTGACATAGATGATAATATTATTAAGGAGTCTATAAAAGATGCCTATGATTTCGTATATCAAACTCAATTTGAAGGTAAAAACTTTTTTGGTAAGATAGCAAAAGGCACAATAAAAGCACATCAAGATATGCCATTTATTATATCTAGTTTTATGCCTTTTCCAAGATTTGTTGCAAGTCAAATAAAATTTTTACATCAACATGCTCCTCTCATAGGTATGTTGCCTTTGGATAAACCTATTGATGATATTCCACTGAATCAATATATAAAAGAAAAACTACCAAAACAAATGTCAGGGGCTATGTTTCTTATAGCCGCATATAATTGGAGATTGAAGCAAGGTGACACAACAAATTGGTATGAGTTTAAAGACAACAATGATAATGTTATAGATGGTAGACCTGTTTACGGTCCTTTTAGTTCTTTTATATTAGCTGCAGATATAATGATACGTTATCAAAATGGTTCTTTACCTGCAACTATTAGTCCTTACGTAAGAGATGCATTACAAGCCACATTAGGTTCTACTTTTAGAGCAGGTATGGGGTTATACACTCTTGATAAAGCCTATACTGATTTAGAAGATGGTAGGTTTGGTAAATCTATAGCAGAGACTATAGGTAATATCTTTAATACTTTTACTTTACCTGCATCTGCAATAAGAGATGTAATAGGACAATTCAACGAAGACATGCGAGGTATACCTGAAACACGAACTGGTGATATGAATTTTTGGGACGTACTCTATGCCAGAGGTACACGTTCTTTGCCTAAGAACTATGCAGGGGAGTTTTCAGAGAGAGCTAGGTCTCCGTTTGAAACTGGTGAATTGAAACCTATCAATCCATTAGAAAAACAAATCTTTGGGTTAACAAAGCGTAAACCTAAAAGTTTATTACTTGAAGAAATGGCAAAGGTAGGTTTACGACCTTTTGATTTATATAGAAGAGATAAGAACGAAAAGAGAGACTTGTATATAAGAGATGTATTATCAGAAGAGGGTGGAGACTTTAACCTAAACACACAACTAGAAAGTTTAATAAATAGTGACAGATACAAAAATTTAGGAGATGATGCAGATGCGAGAGCTATCAAGAGAGATATGCTAGACGCAGGTGCTGAAGATATAATTAAAGTAGCTAGAGAACTTGCAGACCAAAGAATAGAGGTTGAAGCATTTGATGCAAGAGCATCGTATACAACCATAGATAAAACATCTTGGCAGAGAGTACCTGCCATAGATAAAGCTAGAATAGATGCAGAATACAGAAGACAATTTGGGGGTGACTCAGTATCTGCCGATAGAGATAAAACTGTTGTTATAGACGATATACCAATAAATGTATTGAGGTGGGGACTTGAAAGATATAGAGAAATACGTGGTACAAAGGGGACAGACTAATGGGCATGACTCTTTTAAGTGAATTAGAGTATATTAATTCTTTAGAAAAAGCAGATACAGACGATAACTTTGAACAATTTGAGCCTGTGCTTACTCGTGCTGAAGAAGCATTGATAAAAGCAAAGAAAAGTGAGCTAACTCCTGCAGACAGAAGAGACAACTTTCACTTAAATAGAGAGCGACCTGTAGATAACGCATATACTGTAGCAGGTATGTCTGGAGCTATGGCTGATATGACACCTTTAGTTGGGGAAATAAAAGCAATATCTGAATTACCTAATGATTTAGCATATGCAAGAGAGTTAGTTAAATCGGGCTATGATGAAAATGATTTAAGACAAATGGGATTGGGTGGTGCATACTCTGTGCTATCTGTAATGGGCATAGTGCCGGGCATCAGAGTAGGCGCAAAGGTGGCTAAGAAAAGTTTTAAAGAAATAATGGATGAAGAGTTGGCTAAAGATGTAAAACCAGAACCTCCAAAGGTGGATACACCACCCAAGGAGATACTTCCCTCTGAAACTACAGAGGAGTTTTTGCAAAAAAGAGAAAAATCATCTAGTCAAGAGACTGCAAAAAGGCAGTACGGCTTGATGTCTAAACGCTAAGTTTCTTTGCAAATGCAGACTTTGGACTGCATCCTACATATATAACTTGTGCCATTGGGTAATTTATAGATATATGCTCATCCAAACTACTCCATATCTTTTTTTCATTTTCTGCTAAATAAGTCTTACACTCTTCTACTTTTGTAAAAGAAGCTTGCTTAAACTCTATCGTTGTAGAGTAAGGACCTAAAATCAACGCTGCATATATTATAAATGTCTCCATCATCTATTATCTCCTGAACCACCAATAACTCCCCTTGCTTTTCTATCTTCTAATTTACTTAGATTATCTTCCATTATCTTACCAAGATTAGAGCCTAGCTCTTCTGCTAGTACAGCCAGATACCAACACACATCGCCTAGCTCTTTACCTATCTCCTTGCGTTTATCTGGTGTATCTCCCCCATCACGTATTAACTTCTTTACTTTGTTTGCGACCTCTCCTGCTTCACCAGTGAGACCTAGTGCAAGATATTGTACACCTAATTCTTTTGGGAATATAGCTGTCTTACATGCAGACCTCTGATATTCCGTAGCAGTTATTGTGCTAATGTTTCTCCATTTCATAAACTGTATCGCTTCCTTTTGTAAGTTGTTCATCTTTTTTAATCCTCGACAGGTTCTCAAAATACGCAGTGTTAAACCCACGTTGCCACTCTTTGAGTTGCATATCTTCTCTGAAGCGTGGGCGAAACTCTGTGAATAGTTTTTCTCTACCTATCTGCCTATACTTACCGCCCTTTTTGAACGCTTCATACCCCCACCTAAATTGTATTTTAAGTGGGGCATCATACCTCTTGAACTTCCTATGCTGCATCCTTCTTCTCCTTGAACGCTTTGATAACATCAGACGAGAATAGTTTCTGTAAGTTTAGTAGATACATGCGTGATGCATTATGGTCTCCACCAGACACAGACTTTTTATAATCTAAATTACTTATGATGCGTCTAAGGCTCTTAGTGTCAAACACTAGAGTAGCAAAGACATCATCGCCTATACATAAATTATGAAACCAATAGTCTGATTCGGTGGCATTGATACCGCTAGGCTTACCATAGCATTCGTATTCTATAGCAATGTTACCGGTTCTCTGCCACACATCTCGCTCACTCTTGACTTCAATCTTTTTGTCTTGCAACATATCAGCCACAAGTTGTTCTCTGACCTTGCCATACTGCAGGTCTATGTCAAACTTCTTTCTATTTTTTGGTGACGGTGCTGTCTTTGTCATTAGATGTCCCTTCATCTTGAGGTTGTTGTTGTATTAAGTATTTAGCAATCATATTTAGTTTACCATCGTATTCTGCTACCTTCCCTAATTCTTTTTCAATGGTCTCCTGAATATCTTGATGCTGACCTATACCTGTTGGACTTTGTAATAGCACACTTACATTTGCTAGGTGTTTATTTATTTGTCCTCTAAGATAGGTCACTTGTGCATTTAATAATAAGTCTTTCATTGTATCTCCTTTATGCGCTAATGTCAACTACTTCACACACACCTGCTGTGCATGCTAGGTCACGACTGCCTGATGTTGTATCTTCTTTTTCAAACTCAGACAATGCTCTCCAATCAATACCCTTTGGCATCTTGCTTAACATATCTTTGTACTCTACTTCAGTGCAGTCTTGATACGGTGCTTGCTTGTAGGTATGCTCACTGAAAGGTAAAAAGCTTATACCTGATACTTCATCAAAGTGTTCGTACACCCAAGCACCTACCTCTAACCACTCGTGTTCTTTTACAGAGATAGTTACAGATGGCTTGTGTTCACACCAGTATGTCTGGTATTTCAACCATATATTTAATTGTTCTATGGCTGTCATGTCTTGTCTAAACACAGCAGTAGACGGTGCTTGCATAGGAAAGCTAAATACTGTAGTGCTTTGTGGCTTCATTACATCAGGCTCAGATGGTATACCTTGTGCTACCATGAACTGTGTGAGTGGGTCTTTGTTATCACCACGAACTGTACGTATATAGTGTGGATTATGCCGAGCGTGTATGCCACTAGCACTGTCAACTAATTGACTAACTGTACCACTAGGCTTGACTGTAGTTACAGCAGTAGACTGTGGTATGCCTAACTTAGCGGACACTTTTCTGTTTGTCTCGACAGCAGTCTCACGTAACTTTGTAAGCAATCCTTCTATATTGTTACCTATTTTTGAACTCTTACCACTTAGTAGAGCGTTGTCCATGATACCAGTTAGTGACACACCTAACAGTCTTTCCTCTTCCGTATTATCTTTCCATATCTTACGTAGGTATTTAAAGTCAGTAAGAGTAGATTGATATGTGCCGAGTATGGTTGCTAGTTTTACTTTCTGTATCAGAGTTTCTTCTGTATCAGACTCACGCACTACAACTTCGGTAAGGTTACAGAACTGATAGGGACGTAATATTATTTCACTGCATGGATTGCAACCAAACTCCTGTTCTACATCTCGTCTGCCATTCTTGGACGCTTGCTTGATAGCAGACTGTCTGTTGAATATACCTCTCTCACCAGACTTGCTTTCATAGAGAGCAAGCCACTCACGCATGAATGTGTCCATATCGGGCTTGAATCTGTAGGCTACACTATTATTTGCTAATGCACGTTGCCCTTCATTCTCCCACCATTGTCCAGACTTAGCATGTCGCATCTGTGTATCTCCTAAATTAGATAGAGATATTAGTGCTGACCTACGTACACCGCCCACTACAACAACTTCACCAATCTTACACATAATATCATGGCATTCCAGTGGATATAGCCTACGATTCTTTGCTTGGGTAAACTTATCAATTAAGAATTGGAACAGTTCTTCCAAAGGTGCAGGACCACTAGCACGACCGCCAAAGGTTTTTAGTCTAGCACCTGCAGGTCTTACTTCTGATACATCCCATTGTGGTATCTGTCCTGCATACAACATGGCTATCATCTCTCGTAATGCTCTTGCCCAACCCGGTCTGCTATCAGCAACTTTTATAACAGTATCACTCTTCTCAAAGTGTTCATTTACAACTGGTAGCTTATCTACATTCTCTCTTTCTACAGAGAAGCCCACACCTGTGCCACACATTAGCACATACATAGTTTCATCAAATGCTCGTGGGCTATCGACAGGTATGTACGAACAGTTATATCCTGCTACGTGACATCTATCTAATGCAGAACCTGCAGTCATCAATGCTCTCATGCTAGGCATCACACTCAATCCCATCATAGCATCTTCTAGTTCATGCTTTGTAACTTGCGGAATAATATAGTTGTGTTTCTTTTTAAGATGTTTAGACATATAGTCTATGTATCTTTCTACAGTTTCACTCCATGTCTCTCGTCTTTGTTCGTCTTCTTTCCATCTTGCGTAACGTGATAATGCGATGAAGTTTTGATAGTCTGTTGGTAAAATGTTATTCATATCACTCTCTCAATGTTTTTATACTTTTAATCTTAGCACCATGAACATCATAAAAATATTCACGGATGCCATCCTCAATTTCCTCTGATACTTTACCATCGGCAGGAATGGGGTACTCCTCTGGGTCTATATCTATAGCTATAAGCATTTTAACTAACATTTACTTCTCCAGTATATAGTTTAAATATACTCGTGCTTTTTTAAGGTCTTCGTCTTTACCTTTATCTTTCTCTCTAAAAGTATATTTAATATTATTACCTTTACAGTAACCTCTGAACTCAGCTTCGTCTAAAGCTGCTCGTATCATATCTATACACTCTACTCCACCTTTTAGATAGTGTGGTGGACTATTAACCATGTCAGTCTTGTTCTTCATCACGCTTTATCCCATTCATAAAATTTAAGTGTATTATATTACTATCTTTCTCTTTGTCAATAAATAAATCTTGTTGTCCATCATTATAACGATTAAGATAATCATGTAGTAGATTTCTAAATGTTTCTACTTCTTCTATTATAGGCACAGAAGCACACATCATTCTGCAGAACTGCATAAGCTCACTCCATTCACCTTCTGGCAAGTTGTTTTCTTCTGACGTAACGACTACAATGTCAGCACTGCCTGACCATGCACCATTACTCTTACTTTTATTTGGACGAACTCTTATTATAAAATCATTCTTATCTATCTTATCTGCTATGTCCATATGCTTTCCTTTTATATCCATTAAACTTTATAAAACTTGGGTACTTGTCTTTGCCTTTTTCTTTTATCCATGCTTCAGGAATAATCCTGTCGTAGTAAACAAAGTCATATCTCTCACACCATTCTCCATATGTGGACTTTGCGCCTTTTCTAAGTTTGCGTCTGCTGTTCTCAAACACAAAACGTATATCTAATTTAGGATGTTGCTTCTTTATTGCAAGATGTTTTCTTCTATCTGATGCAGTGAACTGTCCTTTTGTTTCTATTATTACACCATTAAACAGCACGAAATCAGGTGTATATGTGCGGTAGGCTAAATCTTCCCACTCTATCTTGAAAGGTTCGTATTTAAACTTAACACGTTGCTCTTTCAACAAGTCGGAGATTTTTATTTCTAGACCGCTACGATACCCATACTTTCGTGCTGTCATAAATTGTGCAAATCTATTTACCAATTATAGAAAGAATCCTCTGTTATAGGATAAAGAAGAAATACCAAGAGCCTTGTACTCTTCCGCTAAAGCTCTGTCTGCTTCCTTTTTAGCTTCCACAGCTATTCGTAAGGATGCATACTTTTTCTCTTTATACTCTTTACGCAAAGAACTTAAACGCTCTTGAGTTTCTTTTATTTCGGTTTCAAGAGCTTCCATTTCCATATCACTCATTTAAATACTCCTCTTCTAAGTGAACATATGCAACCGTTCTTGGTTGCTTGGCTTGTGACTTGACTGCAGGTCTTTCCACAAGATTAGACCAACAATCAAATCTATACGAACAGAACTTACAGTTCGTGTTCAGTATCTTATTACCTGTAGGCTTACCTCTGAATGTTTCATCTTCAGCTTCAAAGCAACGCTTAAACTTATTAGTCTTTACAACATTCACAGTATTAGATATCTTCTTTACTTCTTTAGTCATATCTAAACCGCTTGCAGGTACATACTTAAAGTGTCCATTGGCTTTGTTAACAACCCACCAACCACCTGCTTTTTTACCAGATGCTTTGGCATATCCTGCTAACTGCCCAATGTATCCAAATCCATCTGACTCTGCAAGAGTGTCATAGGATTCAAACTTATTTTTGTAAGACCAATCTGAAGCAGATTTGATATCATCCACCGCATCATTGACAACGATATCATACGTGCCAGATACTTTAGACTTACCTACATCCAAAGAAACTTCTTTAGAATCTTCGTACTGTATACCTGCTTCAGTCATCAGACCTTTGAATACTGCTTCTACTATATCCCCAATCATCATATTCATAATGAAAGTAGTAGGATAAGGCAGAGCTTTCTCAGGCTTGTTCTTGTCATACCATAGCTGACAAGTTGGTCTCCCCACATTCGACATGCGTAAACGAAAGTCTTTACGCTTTTTCTCCCCACCGAACTGGCGATGCATAGCTTCTGCCACATCGGTAGCAACCTGTTGGATGGTTGTGTCAGACATAGATGTCTCACCATTAACAGCATCTTCAAGGTATTGATGCAACGCTAGTTCAGCAGGATGGTTCATTAGCAACCCACGTCTTCAACTTCGATGTCTACCAACGTATCCACCACATCAACATCATCGTCTTCCATTTTAGAGTTAGCCTTCTCCGACCATAGATTTAGAATGTATTGATTATAGTTATCCAACCACGCTAGGAAGTCAGCAAACATTTTGTTGTCATCCGCAGTAACTTTCAGAGTCTTTGATACATCAAGAGATACAACAGGAATGAAAAAGCTATTACCATTAGGTAACTTCTTCTCATCAGTCGTGGCTGTAATCATGTGATGTATTGGTAGTCTCTGTAGCTTTGCCAGATTAGCGAAAGGCTCGCCCACAATTTTGAAGGCATCTCTGTTATCTATCTCCCATATAAAAGGCATGGGGTCAACAGTCACTTCCGCACCAGTTGAACTTACTGGGTTTACTAATTCTACTGTACCAAAAAGAACTCGCACTCTTTTAATCTGCTTGATTAAGTCCTGCATCTTCTCTGGTAATGATTTAAAGTCTTGTATAAAACCTGCAGGTTTACCACAGTTAAATCCACCATCATTATCTTTCAAATCTACATTGAGATTATCAGACATAACAGTTTTGATATACCTGTTAGGTGCATTAGCACCACCCATTACAAATCGCTTGTACATAAACCTTTGCATGTGTGGTCTAAGCTTAACAGAGTTAGCAAAGTATGTATCACCATCTGGAATCTCCAGTTTGTATGTACCACCGCTAACAGTCTCCACGTTAACACTCTTTCCTTTAACTTCTGCTGTACCCATGATTGGTGAATGGTTAATGCGTAGTCTAGCTAAAGAACTGCTTTTAGATTTAGCAGGAGCTTCATTAGCTATACCCATAGCCTTTGCCATTGCGCCATAGTTGTTCGGGTCTATTGTCGTTAGTTCTGTCATATATGTTTCTCCTTTAACAAATGAGACATAGTTATATCATATAACATCTTTAGTGTCAAGCCAATTATATCCTATTTTTGCTTCCAATAAAAGTGGCACGTTGAAGCTTATTCCCCAACGACTTGATATCAAAGAAGATAAGTCTTTATTAGTTTTATCTATGACACCAATCACCGCATTCTTCTCTTCTGGATGCACGTCAATGACAATACTATCGTGTACCGTATTGACTATACAGGACTTCATTCGCTCTAAAAGATTATCAATATGTAGCAGTGCCAGTGGCACAATGTCTGCGGTAGCAAACGACTGCACAGGATAATTCTTTATCTGTGTAAAGTGACTTATTCTGCCACTTCTATTACGTTGCACATCTGGAAATGAGAACTCTCTACCAGATGGTGTAGCAATCTTTTGATGGTCTAATGCTTCTCTAGCTAAAGTCTTATGCCAATCAGCAATGCCTTTATACTTCTGTGTAAAATGCTCGTAGTATGACGCTTCAGCTTTTGTTCTACCAAACCCACTCGCACCATACAAAGGTGCAAAGGTATGTGCTTTAGCTTCTTGTCTGCTTGTAGGCTGACCTGCATCAGATATAATCTTAGCTGTATACGCATGCACATCAAAGCCTGTACTGACCTCTTCCATAGCCACCTTGTCCTGTGACAAAAATGCAGCAGCTCTAAACTCTAGTTGTGCAAAGTCGGCTTCAAGAACATATCCTTTCATGCCAAAGTCATTGTCGTTCCAACGTGATACGAACACCTTCTTGACAGGAAACGTACCACCTCTAGGCATGTTTTGCATGTTTGGGTCTGCACCAGATAATCTACCTGTAGACGTGCGATGCTGTAACAATCTGACATGCAATCTATTGTCAGCTTTTACATGTGTAGCTATGCCTTCAATGAAAGAAGATAGGTAAGTCTCTACTGCAGACAGCCTACGCACGTTACGTAAGAAACGCTCTGCATCTTCCATGCCTTTGTTCTTGGCTGTACTCTCAAGCATTTGTAAATTCATCTTGTTTGTAGTGAAGCCATTGGCTGATGCCCACTTTGGTGATGGCGGTACAAAACAAAATCCTGCACGTTTTTCTGTGGGTATATATAAATAGCCTTTACCATCGCAATCAGAACAACGTGTTTCTTTAGCAAAAGGTGTACCATCTTTCTTTGTCTTACGAATCCTGCCATAACCATTGCATGTAGCGCATTGCTCTGATTCTGTCCTGTATAGTTTTTCTGTGTTCTGTGCTATTGCTTGCTTAAAATCTGAGCCTGTCATGTATGGGTCAATGGCTGTAACCCAATCTGTTTTGTCTCTAACTTTCCTACCATAGATAACCCACGATAACTGCTCTGGACTATTTAAGTTTACAGGTGTGTCACCCATAACTTCTCTGACTTGCATTTCTAAACCTTCTACGAGAAGGTGACGCTCTGTTTCGTATTGGTCACGCACATCTTCAAGAGCAGATAAATCAACCTTAAATCCTCTGCAATATATCTTAGCCAACCTTACTGCCAGTTGATTGGTAAGTAGAACTGTATCCATCAGAGATGCGTCACTACTATTTAATCTATACATTAGTTTGTTTGCTACCTGTTGCGTAGCATGCAAGTCAGCAGATAGGTAAGACACCAACTCGTCATGTGGTATCTCTCGTGTGGTAACACCTTTCTTAAAATAATACTTCAGTGTATCCTGCTTCTTCGTATCAACTTCATATCTCTCAGCACATGCTTCAAGAGACAATGGCTGTTTGATACCACGCTGTAGCACATACTCAGCAAGCATAGTGTCGAACACTGCACCATCATACTTGAAGCCAGACTCCCATAGCCACATCAAATCATACGCAGAGTTGTGACATATTATAGCACCTGCCTTATCTAGTAGGTCTTGTACAATCTTATGTCCATTCTCTGTAGGTTCTTTGTCCGCATGGTCAAAAGTAATTTGATATTCTTCTCCAGTATCTGTAAGTATACCCACCATTACCAATGTGTTAGTAGATTCGAATGGGTCAAGGTGTAACTTGCCATCTCTGTTGGTAACTGTGTTTTCTACATCTATAACTAATTTCACGATACGTACCTCGCAGTCTTATATTCAAGCTCGCAGTGTACCACACCATGCCATCCTGTCAACTTATTTTTTACAACATTGAGATGACGCTGTGAATCTTCTTCTTCCTGTCCATCCACAGGTGGGTTCTTTGCAATCAATATCATAAGGTCAGCTTCGGCAGCCTTACCTGTACGTGAACCTTCCATCATAGATTGATTGAGTAGCACCTTACCTTCCGCATCTGCAGAAAGCTGTGACATATAAAAGATAGCACACTCATGCTGTTTGGCAATCATACGTGCATGCACTGCATTTGCTTTCAGTGCTTCATCTGTTCTAGCAAATCCTGCAGTCTTGGCAAACTTGTCACCCATGTCGAGCAACACAATGTCAGGCTTGTATGTTTTACAGATACTCTCAACCCATGCCATGTCACGACCTGTTGCATCTTTTATCTTGATACGCTCCTTGACAGGAGCATACAAATCACGAGCCTTTGTAGGATTATCTTTTATTTCTTTCATGGTCATGCCAGTGGCTGCAGTTAGATATCTAGCACCCACACGATGATATCCTTCCTCGTTACATAGCACAATGCAGTTAGCACCTTGATGTGCGAATCCTTGTGGTGATGCAATCAAACTTGCATGGAACGATGTCTTACCAGTATTGGGTCTAGCACCTATCTCTATCAGATGTCCTGCATTGACACCTTCAACCTTACGTGTGAGCGTAGGTACATTGAAAGTCCAACGTGCTTCTAAGTCTGCTCGTGCAAGTAATGTCTCTATCTCAATGTCATCCCACTCCACGTTGAGATTAGGAATAAAGTCATCGCCATACTGCTCTAGCATATTGCGTAGCGGTTCTAAACTAGCCTTGTCACCATTGACATAATCAAATCCTAAGTTAGCTATCTCTTCACCAATGACTTGCTGAAATAACTTTGACAACACTTCGTTAGCTACATCGCCACCCATAGGCGATTCTTTTTTTATCTTGAAGAACAAGGCAGAGTATGCTTGTTTCTGTGCTGTAGTCATGGTGGGATTATTAGACAAGAACAATGCTTCTATCTCGTCTGGTGTAACAGTACGCTCGTACTTACTCATAGCATTGTCGATTGTTTGCTTTATCTTGCGAACATCTTTGCTGAATAGTTTGTCTGGACACTTCGCTCCTCTGTGGTCATCGTAAAATGACCTGTCCATCAAT